AGGCTACATCTGAACCTTGTCCCCATTTTTGTGGTGTTGTACTCCATATCTGCGGATTAGCCCATAGTTCACAATACTCACACGTTCCAAAATCAGCATATGGTAAATACAATATTGGTAAATTCACATAATCAAAATCGTTCTCACCTTCAAATGTACCTACAATAGTATAACAATTGTAATCATAATAGGTAGTGATATCTCTCGTAGCATTTGGAAAGTACTTACTCATAAACACTTGCCCAATACTTCCTGATTCGCTTAGTACTGCTTTATATCTCTCACCACTATTACACTCTTCAATTAAATAGCCACTTCCCGAAGGGTTAACTAAAAAAAAAAGACAACGATTTTTATCGTTGTGAGTAGTTAACTCAAAGTTGGCTACCCACCCCGCCAGTCCGTTATTGAACCTATCGGAGAAGGGTGTACAAACAATATCTCCGTTTACTTCAAATCCCTGCACCCCCCTCTGTGTGTATGCCGTTAAATCGTTTAATACTGCGAGTGTGTTAGCATGAATATCAACCATGTCATCCACTCCGTAGAACGGAATTGTTTGAGCGTTTGTGCTACCTGATGATTCATTGTTTAAATTCTTTTGTTTATCAGCAATTGTTAATTGAACTGTAAAAGTAGTTGTTGATGTTTCAAATCTACTATCAGTTATTAACACATTACCTAACGGATATTCAGGATACTGCTTATCATCTATCGAATCAATATCACCATAGGTTACTGATTGAATCGATGGATGGTTCTTCATTATCGTCTTAAAATAATTTAGGACATTATAATAAAGTGAGTAGTTAACGCCTGTGTTATGTACAATTTGTTGAGCCATAGTTTATTATAATTGGATTCCCGCGAAGAATTGTGAACTTTGGTCAGGATAAATCTGAGTCTGATTACCAACTGATTCTAAATACTGCGGAATATTGTTTGAGTATGCTATTAAATAGTTTTGTAATCTTAACGCATAGTAGTCAGCATTCGTTTGTGTTATTTGTTTAAGGTAATCTATCTCCGTTTTAGATGGAGCGACGCCTTGCTCACTTTGTTGCTTCACAGCGCCATTAGATTTAAATTGTACTGAACTGAATGGAATGTATTCTACACATGCATACCATAATAAAGTATATTTGATGTGGTCATTCATTAAGTCCTGATAGTATGCATCCAAAGTACCAAAAGTTCCTGCTTCTATTCGTGCTTGTAAAAATTCAAATAGAACAGTACCTAAAAGATTCTTTAAGTATTTATCCTGTGCAGTTCTTACAAATGGTAATAGAGCATCTGCATCAATAGCACCCTGTAATGGTGAATTTTTGATTATATCGTTTCGTGTTATAAATAGTGCGTATGCCATATGGTTTATTAATTAAATTCTTTTGTAAAAAATGCTGATTTAGTTCCTACTGTTCTGATAAAATCTATATCATCATTACTCATTTCAGTAATAGCAACATCTTCGTTTGTATCTACTGGCTCATCCTCAACAGTTGCCGGATTTTCCATTGAATCGTTTACTTCATCTTCTACTTGCGCTACTGTCTTATCAGTTTCTTCAGCAGTTGTTGAAAGGATTACTAATGGAGTTAATTGTTCAAAGTATAATTCAGTATCAGTATATCCACCACACGTTAATGCGTAATCAATAGCATTTAACAATACATTTTGGAATGGCATGATAGTCATTGTTTGCATAATGCTAAATGCCGTTTTCATTTCCTCTGATTGAGAAGAGAATCCATTATTAGCAGTTCTGATACCAAATAATAAAGGTGATGTAATTCTATGCGATACTAAGATTCTATCTTGCGCATATTCCGCAACATATTGAAACTTTTCGTGCAAATTGTCGATACTAATTGCATCAACAGTTGGTTTAGTGAGTGGGTCATCATTAAATGATAACATAAAACGGCCAGCGTTGTTTGTGCCCGTAAATTTAGCTTGAAGCAAATCTTCAATAGTTTGTCTTTCTTCTGGTGCAGGTACTCCATTATTAAAGTTTACCATAACCAAAGGTAAGAACCCATTTGTAATATTGCTTAAATGCAAATTACTTAATTCAGCTTCACTTATACTGAATTGTAAAGATGATACATAATCAGGTAATGCGTAGTAGTATAATCCTGGACAATAGTGTTTGATATAAAGGATTTCCATTTTCTCATTTGATGTTTCAAACGCAGGTATCTTCTTTTTATCTCTTACTTTTCTAGCATCATTCCAATCTACACAATAGTAATAGTTCTCAATACGTGGAGAACCATAAAGCTTTTCAGCTCTAAGTGTTTGAACAGGAACGTGATACATCTTAATTATCTTAGTATGGTCATCATTCCAATATACTTGAAATGCAGCATTACCAAACAATTTAAAATCAAATGTTACTCTTTTCAATTCCTCTTGCGGAAGAATTTTAGCAATTACATTGTTAAGTTCTTCTCTTTTAGAGTAGATACCTTTACCAAATATTAAATCAGCAATTCCTTCGATGGATGCTGCATTGGTTGTAGAATGATTGTAAGCTGTTGTTACTGCATCAAAGAAATCATCGTGTCCATAAACACCAAATGGGACCCAACTATATCGGGTCTTTGTATCCTCCTGAATTACAGGAAGTTGATTTGTGTTTACGTTAACTACTGAAAATTTTTGTTGTTGTTTCATATTAATCCATTATTATATATCGATTCTCTGATTGATGAGAAATATATTGTCTATTTTGATTTTCGTAAACGCTCTTATCAGTGCTTTGAGAAGCATATACCTGAATAGAACCATTCCAAAGCGGAGTAAGCGAACCACTATTGATTAGCGTTGCTCTATACTCATCACCAACATTAACACCACTTATGTTCAAAGAGAATGATACATATGATTCATATCCTTCATATGTTAATCCACTTATAGATGCAGTTAGGTTTTCCAAAGTTGTCATATCTTGCAAACTCATAGTAAACTGATTACTTGCAGTAGGCTGAGTTCTGAATACATATTGGTTACTTTGTGATATAAAATATGCTAGCATTATCTCGTATTTATCTTGTTCTTATCTATAAATAACAACTACATAAGTATAAATAGTTAAAACAAAAAAAGGGTACTACCGAAGTAATACCCTTTAATAATTTATTCGCTTATACTGAATTAGTTATATACGATTGTTGGTTGTGTTGATAAACCTGCGAATGGAGAAGTAGTTGTACTACCACTCAAAAATGCTGCTGGCAATCTCTCCATACCTGTGAATGTTACTGAATAACCATAAAGGTCACCCATTGCTCCACCTGTTTGAATTGTACCTGCTGTTACATCTGCACCTTCTTTTTCACCAACTAACAATGCATCTCCGTTATTAGTCCAAACTACGATTTGAGGACGTCCATAAGCCATAAGCTTTAATTGAGTCGTCATTTCGTTTGTTAATTTCTTCAAATTAAGAAGTAATTCCTGATTGAAGAAAGTTGTACCGTTATCACGAGATGTGTTTACAGTTTCAGTATATGAGCTGTTTCCTTTAAGTTCGTAGTAATATACAGTCGAGCCTGAAGGTAGGGCGGTTATTTCTCCGCTTCCGTTCTTTGTGAAAGAGCCAGTTGTAAAGTTAATAAAGTAAGCACCTTGTAGACCACCTACTGATTCTTTACATACTTCCTGACGTCCTTGCGTTAATAAACAAGCCATATCTTTTGTGTTTTAAGTTTTTAAAATTTGGTGGGAAGTTTGCGGCTGTCCCACCTTTTTTTATATTAGTTAGTTACTATTAGTATGCACCATAGTAAACGATATCTTGTCCGATACCGAATTGAGTACCTGCAGTATATCTCATTATGATTCTGTAGTTTTGAGAACCATCGATATTAGCCATGTCTAATACTCTTACTTCGTTATAGTCACTCATCAAACCTGTTCCGAAGAATAAGTTAGATTTTTGAGCTGCAACGATTTTAGATGCACTCATACCTGGACATAATACGATTTCAATACCATTGAAGTTGAATGGTTTTTCACCAACGTTCATTTGGTTGTTCCATCCGTTTGCACCTACTGCACCACCTGCTAATGCTTGCTGATATGCTTTTGCTACGTTAGTAGGAACATACAACAATACATCTTCTTTACCATAAACAGTATCAGGGATAGTGTTTACAACAGAGTTCATTACATCCAATACGTTAGCTGAAGTGATAGAGCCAGAGATGATTGTTGAACCGCTCTTAGCTGCTAATACTGCTGTTGCTCCACCTGCTGCGATTGAAGCAGATAATGCTGATTGGAATCCTAAGAATTGACCATTGATGTTAGTACCTTGCCAAATAGCTTGTTCAGTTGCTTCTGCAACTTTACCACCAACGTAAGATACTAAATAGTCGTTGAATGATTTTGGAATCTCATCGAATGCAGAGAAACCTAATTGTAAAGCTTCCCAGCTGTCTACGAATTCTTGCTTACATAATTGTAAGTTAACTTGTAATTCTTTTGGTTCTAATACTCTTTCAGAGATTGCTACAGAACCTGATGTTGTGAAATCACAACTAGCATCTTGTACGATACCAGATACGTCTAATTTTTGGATTACAGATTTGAACTTCACGTTTGGCATGATAGTTACATATTTGTTATCCAAAGTTCTTGCACTTAACAATGCAGCTGCGATATAACCTGCAGCAGCTTCTCCAGCATATGTAGAGTTTGATATTGTAGGAAGTGCGAAATTTTGTCTTGCTTTCATTTTCCTTTGTTTTTAAATGATTTTAAATATTTTACTTATAAAGTTTTGATAAGAAATTAGATTGTGTGTTCTTAATTTTCTTACCATAATTTTTACTATTGTTTTCTGCTGAGAATTTAACACCTTCTTCGATTGGAGCACCATCTAATTTAGGTAATTCCATTTCTTCAATGTCATCTTCTTTTTTAATATCAGCTTCTTTGTCTACTACTTCCTCTTTTACTTTCTCCATATCCATCATCTTCTTTTCCATCTCTTCGATACGATAAGCCATCTCTTCGATTTTCTTTTTCATATCTCCCATTTCAGTAGTTTCTTCTTCTTTCATTGGAGCTTCATCATCTTGTGGGATAGTTTCAACTTCTTCAGTCTCTTCTGCCATCAATGTGCCAGATTTAACTTGACCTGATTGGTCTTTTACTTCGTTTGCTTTCTCTTTATCACCTGATGCTTGAGGAATATCTTCAACTTTAACATCTTCTAATTCTACGTTTTCTCTTTCAACGATTTTACCATCTTTGGTAATAGCTTTGATAAGAACTTCGTTTCCTTCAGAATCTTTTAATGCTAACTCATGCTCACCATCTGGTGCTGGAGTTTTAGTTCCATCTTCTGATACTACAAACAAATCTTCACCTACATCGAATGTAGCTGATTCTACGATTGTTCCGTCTTTTAATTTTGCGTAAGTTAATTCTACTTCATCTGATGATAACAAAGTTAATATCTTACTT